ATTCAATCGCTTTTACTGGCTCTATAGCAATGTCTAAATAAAGCTCATTTCTATCAATTCTTGCAGGTGTATTGTTTGACTCATCACACACTGATAAGAAGTCATACAATCCTCTTAGACTTACAAGTTCTAACAAGAACGCATCTGCTGCTGCTTTGACTTGATCTCTTGTTATCTTGTCATTAGGTTCAAAGAGATATGGTTTTACTAGTCTTTCTAACTGTACTCTCATATAAACAACAAGTCTTGCAACATTAATTCTGTCTAATGCACTTGGATTTCTAGCACGAGTCTTTTGTCCAAACACAACAAGTCCGCTTCCTGAAAGGAATGTAATTGGATTTATTGAATTCGAGTAAAGAACGTCACGCTGCCCGGTGTTTAATGATACTGGTACAAATTCACCTTCACTGTTAATGTAACCAGAACTTGTAGCATTTGTTACGCCGCCTCGACGTGTACCTGCAGGTGCAAACCATGGAAATGCAACTTGATCATTCAGTACGAGTGTTCTTAAAGACATGTGGCTAGGAGGAACAACTACGTTATTTCCTGCATTATCGCTTGCGAAACCCCATGGATAATACATACCTAGATACTCGTCAAAGCTCACTGCACCACGATCATTGTCTTCTACAGCTGATCTAACATTGGTTGCCCACTCGTTTAGTGATGTAGCATCAGGTGTAAGTCTTGCAGGAGTATCACCTACAACAAATGCACTTAGTCGACGATCATAATTAAGTGTTACCATTTCTCCAATCAGCTCTGGATAACCAGGTGTTGCCATTAGATTAAAGAATCTTGACTCTTCATCTCTAATTTCTTGGTTCGAATTAACCATTGCCTGAAGTCTTTGAATAACAACCTTACGCTGTGCAAGACGACCGAACGTTCCTGATCCATCTTCTTGGTTTCCTGACTCAGTTACCCAGCGATGTGGATAATAATCTTGCATTGATTGGTCTGTACCTCCAAGACTATAAAAATCATTTCCGCCTGTTGTTTCAACAGGGAATCTAATATTGTCTTGCGCTGTATTAATATAATTACGTTCAAAACGCTTTACGTTGAAACCACTTCTGCGCAGATTCCAAAGCAACATACCTCTTGGATATAAATTAGGATCTGGTGCATCTGGATCTTTGTAATTGCTTAATAGCAGATCTTCAATGCTTGCAGCTTCTGAGTTAGAACCTGCATCACTCCAACGAGCATCAGCAAATACAATACCATCTTCGCTAGTTTGGTCAGTAATATCTATCTGAATCCACTCTTCTAATGTAGTATTCCAACGATAAATTGTCGGATAGTTTTCTAGATCACTGGTATCAACCCAAATATCGTTATCAACTAAAGGATCGCCATTTGATTGTAGTGTCGGAGCAGATGCACCGACACTTGGACCTGCTGGATCAGTATCTTGATAAGCAGTGGCATCTCTATAACCTACCCAGTCATCTCCATTGTGATACAGAATATCAACTTCGTCAATAACTGAACTATACCATAATTCTCCGTCTGCTGTGAGATCCAGCGGCTCGTTACCTGACGCAGTGTAGCTTAAAACTTTCCAGTTTGTTGCTGTGTAAGAAGCAGGTGTTGTGCTACTTTCGGTGCCTGGAGTTAAATAGAGATTGTTAGTTGTTGATGGGTCAAAACCCATTTCAGTTAAAGTACCGTCAGTGTCTACAATACGAATGTCGCCGCCGATTCTATGACTTATTTCTACTCTGTTTTGTGATGTAACCGAAGCACGAATATTAACAAATCCTGCGCCGTTAATAGCAGCAGCCAAAGCTGCGGCATCGCTGCTATCTCCAGTTGATGTAAAGCTGATTAACTTGTCTGTGCCGAACTCTGCACGATTAACCAAAGTTTCTGACATTATAAATTCATTATTACTTGAACCTAATTCTAGTGTACCTGAAACAATTTTTTTACTGCTTACAGTAGTTGCACCAGCTGACACACGACGGAATATTTTATAGTCGGCTATTGCCGGATCGACATTATCTACGTTTACTCTGACATAAAGATCGCCAATTTCTAAATTTGCTCCGCCGCCACTTTTATCTAAGTTAAACAGTGCAGCTACATTGGTTTTATACAGTGGTGCAAACTGTCTTTCCCAAAGGTTAACTTCTGAATTCCACTGTTTGACACTAAAGTTTGCACCGCCGTTTGGAGTGGTTGTCTTTAACCAAATTGATCCTGTTGGACGTGCACTGAAACCCGGTACTGGTGTAAATGTGTCTGTAACATCGTCACTGTTCTTAAATCTAGGAACTACAGTGTGTGGATCAATATTTAATTTAGGAGCAGCATATCTAGTTGTTGAATCAGTTGCTGTTATGCCAACTTTACTTAAAATATCACCTGACACATTTTGAATTGTCAGTAAGCCGTCTGGATTAGTACTGTCCGATGCAGCATTATTGTTTACATATATTTCAAGTGAACCGTCAACAGCCGCTGCAGAAACACCCGGAATCGATTCTGCATTAATTGCAGTTGCTAAATCTGTAATTTTAGTACCTATCAAAGATACTGTTACTTCATTGATTAAAATACTGCTATTTGAAGTAAGGTCAGGATTTGATGCTGATCCTCTCACAGTTGGCCAACTCCATTGCCATTCGGAAGAACCAACTTCGACCCATGCACCTTCATTGTTTTTATACCAAACACGATTCATTGAAGTTGCAGCAACTACAGCATAATCACCTACACCACCGATTGCCTCTAAAGGTGCATCAGCTTGATCTAAATCAGAATCCTCTGTAATTACAATAGGATCAACTATTGTAAAGCTCTGACCTCCTTCTGCACTCACAGGCTGAGCATTCCACTCTAGTAGTCCAAAGTCAGATACCTGTGTATCAAACCAGTATGTACCGTCTGCAGGCTCGCCGCCTGGTGCATTAGCTGAAGGAGTTAATTTTGACACATCGAGATCTGCTCTTGTTACGTAAACTCTGTTAGTAACTCCCAGCAGCGAATATGCAGTTTGCAAACCGTACTCGTTTAATTCTGATCCGTGAATCATATTGTTGTTGCTGTCGCTGTAGAATGTCGGATCTCCAAATAGATCGCCTAGTTCTCTTTGACTGGTTAGCAAGAACGGTCTACCTGCGTTTGATTTAAGTGTTCCTGATGCAACGCCAGTGCCAGAAGCGTTTGCTTTGTTTTCTGCAGAAACGACGAAAATCATTGGTACTGTGCCTGCCGATGCTGGAGTGTAAAAACTCTCGTCAATTACATTGACTTCTACACCTGGTGATATTAAATTAGCCATTGTTTTCTCCTAGCAATTTGTTTAATTTATATTTTGAAATATTAAAATATTCTGCACAGTCTTTTTTGCATCCAAACTCTTTTCCTCTAAATAATACAGGTTTAGAATTTGAGTTTTTAGATCCTTTTCGAGAATCACCTATTGTAGCTTTTATTTTTTCTTTTGACTGGGCAGAATGTGTTTTTTGATAAAATCCATTTTGTTCACCGTAATGAGCAAATAATTTTTTTCTTGATTCTTCGTCTGTAGCTTGTCTTATTTTTTTAACAGATTTTCTTATTTTGTCTTTTGTTTCATCAGACACTTTTTTACCTGTTTTAGCAGCAGATATAGATTTTTTATGCTTTTGAGTTTTCTTTTTACCTTTGAGCAATTTAGACATTGAAACTCCAATTTTTTGATTCACTATCTCTCCTAAATTGCCACCCTGGCCGCCTAAAGCAACATTATACGTATTAATGTCTTTTACAAATTCTTCTGTTATTATCATTTTTTCTTTTTTATTCATTTCATCTTCAGTATTACAGATATAGATTATCTCTTTAGTAAAGTTTTCTATACCGTATTTTTTTATCGCACGTTGAAGTAACTTGCCGGAACCTAGGTACTCATCGTTTATATTTTTTGTTTTATGTTTACCAATATAAATCTTACCATTTATATTATTAATAGTTTTATAAATTAAAAAATATATCAAAAAGTTCTCCTCGTGGGTTATATGTTTATTGTAAGTATTTATTATTATTTGAAAAAAATACACCTGTTATACCGTTGGAAAAGGCACCGAAAAGGGGCATTTTCGAAGTAAAAAGATAAATATGTCTGCAAGCAGCGATCGCGAGACTGCAATCTCCATCGCGTTTAGACCAAGGAGTAACACATGGCGCAACAACAATATATATCGCTAGATACTAAATACTCTAAAACTTATTATAATTTAGTTAACTCAAGAAATGAATTAAACAGACAAAGATCCGACAAGTGTTATTATGAGAATCATCATATAATTCCTAAATCTCTCGGAGGTAGCAATAAAA